TTTAAGCAGGCTGCCGCAGAGCTGGGAACTGCCATCGAATGGGGCGGGGACTGGAAAACACTGAAAGACGGGCCTCATTTTCAATTGAAGCGATAGCTTGCAAAACATACAGGGCCGCCATGAGCGGCTTTTTTATTGCTCAAAAAACGAAAGAACGGAGGTACGTATGTACGCACTGAAAAAAATTACCGTAACTGAAGATGGTCGCCAGGTTGAGGAAGTGCATGTCCTGGGAGATATGTATCGTCTGGAGTTCTATCCGCGTGACACTCATCTTGCAGCAAAAATTGAGTATTGCCGGGGCGGGGATATTCCATGTATTCCGGTAGAAAAAGAGGATGAGGCTTACATTACCACGTTGACCGGAGACACGGTGCGTTGTATCTGTCGCGGTGACAGTAAAGCCAGGAATGAAATAGCCAGATGCCGCACCCAGGGCAGTAAATAAAAAAAACAAAACCCCGGCTGCTGGAACAGTCCGGGGTTTTGAGTTTTCACGCCAAAGAGGAAATTGTGAGTAGTGAGTACGGAGAAAATCCTCGTGGGAAAGTATAAAAGATTCTTTTTGAGGTTGTCCATCATGAAAGGTATTGAAGTGGAAACTCCCGCGAGCCTTGATTTGACAAGGGCTGCGGCCTTTGCAATTCGCCTTGTGGCGGTCGCTGTTCTGATTTGGGCTGTGCGTTGGTGGTGATATGACGCGAAAACACTGGACACACAGAGTGCCGCGAACGACGGCGAAATGGGCACTGGTAGCGATACTGGTGCCTTTTTTTCTGGTGGGATGCGTCAGCCTGGATAAGGCGCGCCAGCTTTTCGATGCGGCTTCTCAGGTCTGCCAGCTTATCGATGGCGTTCGGCAGTGTCTGCAGAACTGATCACCTGTAAAAGCAGAATATTTTGCTGAAAAATGAAGGGTTCGCCAGCGTCCGGAAAGCATGAAATTCTGTGTTAGTGGCTATTCAATAAAATAAATTCTTTCTGTCGCCGCGAATACTCAAATGTTGATCAGTGCCCGGTGCGGCGACGGGCTTCGATATCAGGAGACGATGATGGAAAAAACAGAAAACAAACCGATTGTAATTGGTGCTGATGCTGCTCCGTTTAAGTTTGAGTTGTCTCAACTGGTGGAGATGCGCATCAGTGATGAATGGGGTGAGGTTAAAGCCCGCGCGCAGTATGCGTATGGCGAAAACCAGTACTTGATCCACTACAAAGCAGCTGATGGTCGCGCCACGACGGAGTGGTTTGGTGAGTCAATGCTGGAAGCAACAGAAGATGATCGCCATCCGGGCTGTCCGGTATTTGCCGGTATGAAATTACCGGAAGGCGCAGTTGTTACTGAGTAACAGGCATTACAGCAGCCCTTCAGTGAGGGGCTGCGATAATGCTTGTTGTAATTAGTTAATAAGAAATGAAAATGCGCCCTGACAAGGGCGCAAAGGCATTACGGATATGGATCTTCTTTTGCATCACCCTGGCCGCTTAAAGCAGTCCATGAGTTTTTCGTATGCTCCTTAACGTTTCTGTTTGGGCAAGGTGGGAGGGATGTATTGGAGGATTTTGTAAAAGTGTATCCGCAATCATCACAGGAGTACGTCCCAGAAGATGTATCACTTCCATATGGAATGCCTGTTTTTTTCATAAAAATATCCTGATTAAAACATCACAACATTGTGACCATACGAACATTGTGGTTTTGTGCGCGTATTTCAATATTGCTTTATTGATATGTGTGTGATTTACCTCACGTTTTACGGGTCCTTTCCAGAATCTGAAACACCGGGGGTCATAGCACGCGCAAAAACGCGCTATTTATGAAAATTTTTCAGGAAAAAGCATGTCGGTACTTCTCGCGCATAACTATTTGTTTTTTCTGACATCACATCAGTAAAAGGTCCGACATGAAAACACCCGAAAAAGGGCATTTTAAGCGTTTTCATGTCGGACCCTGTATTTGATAGAGAAATGTATTGTGAAAGTTAACAAAAAGAAACTTGCCGAAATTTTCAACGTGGATCCGCGAACGATTGAACGCTGGCAGTCTCAGGGGCTATCTTGCGTCTCCGGAGGTAGCAAGGGTGTTGAATCTGTGTTTGATACCGCGATGGCAATTCAGTGGTACGCGCAGAGAGAAACTGATATCGAAAACGAAAAGCTCCGCAAAGAACTGGAAGATTTGCGTGCGGCTGCAGAATCAGATTTACAACCCGGCACCATTGACTATGAACGCTACCGGCTCACCAAAGCACAGGCTGACGCACAGGAGCTGAAAAATGCCCGTGAAGAAGGGCTGGTGCTGGAAACGGAATTGTTTACCTTCATTCTGCAACGTGTGGCACAGGAGATTTCGGGGATACTTGTACGTGTGCCGCTGACATTACAGCGTAAATATCCGGATATTTCACCGTCACACCTTGATGTGGTGAAAACTGAAATCGCGAAAGCCTCCAATGTTGCAGCTAAAGCCGGTGAAAACGTGGGCAGGTGGATTGATGATTTCAGACGCACAGAAGGCAGCTAATGCAGCCGGTGCGATAGCTACAGGGCTTTTATCTCTCAATATTCCGGTTCCACTGACGACGGTTCAGTGGGCTGATCAACATTATTATCTGCCGAAAGAATCTTCATATACCCCCGGGCAATGGGAAACCCTGCCGTTTCAGGTTGCCATTATGAACAGCATGGGAAATGACCGGATCCGCACCGTTAATCTGATTAAATCGGCGCGCGTTGGTTACACCAAAATGCTGTTGGGGGTGGAGGCTTATTTTATTGAGCATAAATCCCGTAACAGTCTGCTTTTTCAGCCAACAGATTCTGCTGCAGAAGATTTCATGAAATCTCATGTTGAGCCAACGATCAGGGATGTTCCTGCATTGCTGGAGCTGGCGCCATGGTTCGGAAGAAAGCACCGCGATAATACACTCACCCTGAAGCGTTTTTCCTCCGGTGTGGGTTTCTGGTGCCTGGGCGGTGCCGCAGCTAAAAACTACCGTGAAAAATCTGTGGATGTGGTCTGCTATGACGAACTCTCCTCGTTTGAACCGGATGTGGAAAAAGAAGGTTCGCCGACGCTGCTTGGCGATAAACGTATCGAAGGCTCGGTATGGCCTAAATCCATACGCGGCTCAACGCCAAAAATTAAAGGCTCCTGTCAGATTGAGAAAGCCGCGAATGAATCTGCGCATTTCATGCGGTTTTATGTCCCTTGCCCTCATTGCGGGGAGGCCCAGTATCTGAAGTTTGGCGATGATGCGACGCCGTTTGGCCTGAAATGGGAGAAGGGTAAACCGGAAACGGTGTATTACCTGTGTGAACATAATGGCTGTGTGATCCGGCAGTCGGAACTTGACCAGATCGACGGACGCTGGATTTGTGACAATACCGGGATGTGGACGCGTGATGGCCTGACATTTTACAGCGCCGGTGATGAGGAGATGCCGCCACCGCGCTCAATCTCGTACCACATCTGGACGGCGTACAGTCCGTTCACCACCTGGGTGCAGATTGTCTACGACTGGCTGGATGCGCTGAAGGATCCGAACGGCGTCAAGACGTTTATTAACACCACGCTCGGGGAGCCCTATGAAGAGGCTGTGGCAGAAAAGCTGAGTTTTGAGTTGTTACTGGAAAAGGTCTGCCACTATGGTGCGCAAGTTCCCCTGCGGGTGGTTTACCTGACCGCCGGGATCGACTCCCAGAAAGATCGCTATGAAATTTATGTCTGGGGCTGGGCTCCCGGCGAAGAAGCCTTTCTGATTGATAAGCAAATTATCATGGGGCGACCGGAAGACGAGGACACCCTTAAACGTGTTGATACGGTGATCCGGAAAAAATATCGTCATGCTGACGGTACTGAAATTTCCATTTCCCGTGTCTGCTGGGATACCGGTGGTATCGACCAGGACATTGTGTATCAGCGTTCAAGGAAACACGGCACTTTTTTTGTGCTTCCCATAAAAGGGGCATCGGTGTACGGCAAGCCGGTGATCACCATGCCCAAAAAGCGCAACCAGCGTGGTGTGTTTTTGTGTGAGGTGGGCTCCGATACCGTCAAGGAAATGCTGTACGCCCGTTTTGCCCTGCCAGTGGTCTCTGCCAGTGAAGCCGCCCCGTACACCTTCCGTTTTCCTGATAACCCCGACATTTTTTCGGAAGAAGAGGCGCGTCAGATCGTGGCGGAAGAGCTGGTGGAGAAGGTGGTTAATGGCAGGGTGAAACTGCTGTGGGATAAAAAAGGGCGACGCAACGAAGCCCTCGACTGCCTGGTATATGCCTATGCTGCCCTGCGTATTTCAGTTCAGCGGTGGCAGCTGGATCTTGAAGCACTGGCCCGTGCCAGAAGAGATGAGCAGGACGACGATGAGATGAGTCTGGAAGAAATCGCGGCTGCACTGAGTGGAGGATAAAGAATGGTTTATACGCATGAAATGCTTTGTGATGCCCGCCGGGCATTACATGAACTGATGATCGGACGTGCTGTGGTTTCCGTCAGCAAGGACGGGCGTCAGGTTCAGTATTCGCGGGCGACGATTGGTGAACTGCGTCAGTATATTGAAGAGCTGGAAAGTGCGCTGGGCGTATCCGGACGGCGTCGCGGCCCGGCAGGAGTGGGGCTGTGAACGGGGAACTGGTGGATCTTCACGGGCAGCCACTGCGGCAGAGTATGGGGTATTCCGGAGGGGGTACCGGATTTGGCGGGCAGCTTGCGGAATGGCTGCCTGCACCGGAAAGTGCCGACGTGGCGCTCTTACCTTCCATTCAGCTGGGTAACGCCCGTGCGGATGATCTGGTCCGCAATAACGGTATTGCCGCAAACGCCGTTGAAATTCATAAAGACCATATCGTCGGACACATGTTTCGTCTGGGTTACCGGCCCAACTGGCGCTGGCTGGGGATGTCGGAAGCCGATTCACATGCCTTTATTGAAGATGTGGAGGCGGCGTGGATGGAATTCTGCGATCCGGTGTTTGGTTCGATGGATGTGGAGGGGCGTCGCTCGTTTACCGAATTTATTCGTGAAGGGGTGGGCGTGCATACATTTAACGGTGAAATTTTTGTCCAGCCCGTATGGGATACGGAATCCACGTCATTATTCCGGACGAAATTCAAGACCATCAGCCCGAAACGTGTCAGTACACCCGGTTATGGTACCGGCGATCGTTTTATGCGTGCCGGGGTGGAAATCAACCGGTACGGAAAAGCACTGGCCTACCATGTTCAGGAAGATGACTGGCCCGGTTACGGTGTCAGCAACTGGACGCGGATTGCGGCGACGCTGCCCTCCGGGCGACCGGGAATGATCCATGTGTTTCAGCCGCAGGAGGACGGACAGACGCGCGGGGCCAACCAGTTTTATTCTGTCATGGAGCGTCTCAAGATGCTCGACACACTGCAGGCCACGCAACTGCAGTCGGCGGTGGTGCGGGCGATGTATGCCGCGACGATTGAATCCACGCTGGATTCGGAAAAAGCATTTGAATATATCGCCGGGGTGGGAGATGGCGGTAAAAATCCCCTGAACACCATCATGAAAGGCTACGCGCGTTATTACGCCACCAATACGGTAAAGCTGGGCGGGGTCCGTATTCCGCATCTTTATCCGGGGGATTCACTGAATCTGCAGACAGCGCAGAATGCAGATAATGGTTTCTCTGAACTGGAAAAGGCGCTGTTACGTTACATCGCTGCCGGACTGGGGGTGTCCTATGAACAGCTTTCCCGTGATTATTCACAGGTCAGTTATTCCAGTGCCAGGGCATCCGCCAATGAGTCGTGGCGGTATTTTATGGGCAAACGAAAATTTGTGGCCAGTCGACTGGCATCACAGATGTTTGCCTGCTGGCTGGAGGAAGCGCTTATTCGCGGTGTGATCCGCCCGCCGAAATCCCGTTTTTCATTCTGGGAGGCCCGTTCCGGATGGTGTCGTGCCGAGTGGATTGGTGCCGGTCGCATGGCGATTGATGGCCTTAAGGAAGTGCAGGAAGCGGTGATGCGTATTGAAGGTGGTTTAAGCACGTATGAGAAAGAGCTGGCCCTGATGGGCGATGACTATCAGGAGATTTTCCGCCAGCAACTGCGTGAAAGCCAGGAGCGACAGGCAGCGGGTCTTCCCCGCCCCATCTGGATAAAGGACACGTTTGTGCAGCAGATCCGACAGACAACGGGAGAAAAAGTCGATGCGTCGTAATTTATCGCATATTGCCGCCATGGCATTTAATGAGCCGCTTTTACTGGAACCCGCCTATGCGCGGGTTTTCTTTTGCGCGCTGGGTAAAGAGATGGGAGCCGGCAGCCTTGCCGTTCCTCAGCAGGCTGTTCAGCTTGATGCTGATGGTATGCAACTGGCTGTGACTGACTATATGGCGGGCGGTCAGCGTCCGGCAAAGAGTTACCAGGTGAAGAATGGCATCGCCATTCTTCCGGTGAGCGGCACGCTGGTGCATAAACTGGGTACCCTGCGGCCTTACTCCGGCATGACTGGCTATGACGGCCTGACGGCCCGCCTTCAGATGGCGGTGAATGATCCGGATGTGCGCGGCATTTTGCTGGATATCGACAGCCCGGGCGGTCAGGCTGCCGGGGCGTTTGACTGTGCTGACATGATTTACCGTCTGCGGGAACAGAAGCCCGTGTGGGCGCTGTGTAATGACATGGCCTGTTCAGCCGCCATGTTGCTGGCGGCAGCCTGTACCCGTCGGCTGGTCACGCAGACGGCAAAAATTGGTTCGATTGGCGTGATGATGGCGCACACCAGTTACGAGAAACAACTGGCACAGGAAGGGGTGGACATCACGCTGATTTACTCCGGGCAGCATAAGGTTGACGGCAACAGTATTCAGGCATTGCCGGCAGGTGTGCGTGCAGATTTTCAGCGCCGTATTGATGAGGCCCGCCGGATGTTTGTCGACAAGGTGGCGCTTTATACGGGGCTGAGTTCAGAGGCGGTGATGAATACCGAGGCTGCCGTTTATGACGGTCAGGCAGGCATTGATGCAGGCCTGGCTGATCAACTGATTAATGCTGCAGATGCCGTTGAAGTGATGGTTTCTGCACTGAATGACTCTGTTACGAAGGAGAATACAATGACTGTTAAAAATCTCACCGTTGCTGAAGCGGTGGCCCAGGAAAATCAGCGCGTGATGGGGATCCTGAATTGTCAGGAGGCGAAAGGGCGCGAGCAACTGGCGCAAATGCTGGCAGGTCAGCCAGGAATGACGGTTGAGCAGGCGAAAACGTTGCTTGCAGCTGCGCCGGTTGCCGGTACTGACAGCACGGGCGATCAGATTATGGGGCTGCCGGAAGCAAAGGGGCGTGAGCAACTGGCACAGATGCTGGCAGGTCAGCCGGGGATGACGGTGGAGCAGGCGAAAGCGTTTCTGGCGGCAGCCCCTGCTGCTGGTGCTGCAGGCACAGGCGATCAGATTATGGCGTTACCGGAAGCAAAAGGGCGTGAACAACTCGCGCAGGCGCTGGCTGAACAGCCGGGAATGACCGTTGACCAGGCCAAAACGTTACTGGCGGCGGCACCGGTTGCTGGTTCTGCAAGTGTCGGCGATCAGATTATGGCGCTGCCGGAGGCAAAAGGGCGCGAGCAACTTGCACAGGCACTGACAGAACAACCGGGAATGACGGTGGCGCAGGCGAAAACGCTGCTGGCAGCCGCGCCGGCGGCATCGCAACCGTCACAGGAAACACTTTTTGATCGCTTTATGGCACAGCATGCTGCCAGTGCGGTTTCCGGTGGCGGAACTGCCGGGCGCGGGGAGGAAGACCTGCTGATGAGTATGCCGTAAGCGATATCCGGAATTCAGATAAATCAGGAGGCTGAAAAATGATTAAAACCACCACGGAAAAGCGTGCAGATGTGCGCATTTTTGCCGGAAGCGATCCGGCGCATACCGCAACAGCCACCAGTGGTATCAGTGCTGCCACACCTGCACTGACGCCACTGATGGTGGATGACGCCACCGGAAAACTGGTTGTCTGGGATGGTCAGAAAGCCGGAACGGCTGTGGGTGTGCTGGCTCTGGCGCTTGCCGGGACCGAGCCCATGCTGACGTACTACAAAAGCGGTACGTTTGCCACTGAGTCGCTGGTCTGGCCTGGTTCGGTGGATGCGGTGAAAAAAGCCAACGCATTTGTGGGAAGTGCCATCAGCCACGCCTGATGGTGAAGTGATTAACTGAAAAAACGGGTCGCGATGCGGCCCGTTTGTGTTTCTGAAGGAAAATAAATTATGGGGTTATTTACCACGCGTCAGTTACTCGGGTACACCGAGCAGAAAGTGAAATTTCGTGCGCTGTTTCTTGAGCTGTTCTTTCGTCGCACGATCACTTTCCATACTCAGGAAGTCATGCTGGATAAAATTACCGGCAAAACACCGGTTGCGGCGTATGTGTCTCCGGTGGTGTCAGGCAAAGTGCTGCGCAGCCGTGGTGGTGAAACCCGCGTGTTACGTCCCGGTTATGTAAAACCAAAACACCGCTTTGATTATCAGCAGGCTGTAGAACGTCTTCCGGGGGAAGATCCGGCCCGCCTTAATGACCCGGCTTACCGCCGTCTGCGTATTCTGACGGATAACCTGAAACAGGAAGAGCAGGCGATTGTGCAGGTGGAAGAAATGCAGGCAGTCAGTGCTGTTCTGCAGGGTAAATACACTATGAGCGGCGAGCAGTTTGAGACGGTGGAAGTGGATTTTGGGCGTTCTGCCGCCAATAACATTACGCAGGCTGGCGGACGCGAATGGTCACAGCAGAATGCTGACACCTTCGATCCGACGCATGATCTGGATGCGTACTGCGATTTCGCTTCCGGTACCATCAATATCGCGATTATGGACGGCACGGTCTGGCGTATGCTGAACGGTTTTAAACTGTTCCGTGAAAAACTGGATACCCGCCGTGGCTCCAAATCTGAGCTGGAAACGGCACTGAAAGACCTGGGCTCCGTGGTTTCCTTTAAAGGCCATTACGGCGATCTGGCCATTGTGGTGGCGAAGACAACGTATGTTGACGAAAACGGGGATGAACAGCGCTATCTGCCGGAAGGTACACTGATTCTGGGAAATACGCAGGCGGAAGGCGTCCGTTGTTATGGTGCCATTCAGGATAATCAGGCGCTGAGTGAAGGGATCACCTCTGCGATTCGTTATCCGAAACACTGGGAGGAAGTGGGGGATCCTGGTTGCGAATATACCATGACGCAGTCTGCGCCGTTGATGGTGCTGCCGGATCCGGATGCGTTTGTGGTGGTTCAGGTGAAATAAGGTCAGGCGGGATATTCCCGCCTTTTTCTTTAGCGCACGGGAGAGATGTGATGACAAAAGAGCAGATGACTGAACGTTTGCAGGAACTGGCAGTGATTCTGGGGCGTGAAGCAGATATTTCAGGTTCAAAAGCCGATCTTGAGCAACGCCTTGCGGAATGGGAAGAAGAAGCAGAATGTATTCATCAGACTGATGAAATTTCTGATGAAGTTCCCGAAGTACAAAAAACAGAGAGAGTTACGCAGAATGCAACTGATCTGGTTCGGGTGAGAATGAAAGTGACGGCTCACCTTTGTGCTTTTGATGAGCGCGGTACCCGCCGGGTGGAATTTGCTCTGGCAGGTCAGATTGTCAGTCTGGAGCCTCATCGTCTTGCCAGCGTCATTGCTGCCGGAGTGGCAGAGGTTTGTCATGCTGTCGATGCCTGATAATGATTTTGACCGGGCAATGGCAAAAGCTGATCACGAGATACTCAGGGCGATGGGGCGTGAGTTTCATATTCAGGCCGGTGGGCGTTCTGTCCATATCCGGGGCGTACTGGATGAGACTGAGTCTGATGTTCTCCTTAAAAAAGGAGGGGGGACGATTCATGATGTCGCTCCACGGTTGTTTGTTTGCACCCGTGATATCGAAGGCGTATCCAGGAAAAGTCGGGTTGAGTGTGATGGTGTTGTTTACTGGGTGGTAAGTATTGGCCCGAACGACAATGGTTTCTGTTATCTGACGCTGGCGCGTGGTGAGCCCGGTACGTCACTGCCGGTTATTGACGGCTGGAGTAAAAAATAAACTTCACAAGAGGATATCACAATGGCGCGGGCATCACGCATCCGGCGAAATCTGTTGTTTGATATCGACGTCGAAGAATTGCGGGATATTGCGGCGCAGGCTGGTGCAACGCAGCACCAGTTCCGTCTGGCCTATTCCCGCGCGCTGAAGCGAACAGCATCAAAAATGCGCATGAAGGCGCTTGCGGAACTGAAAACCGGCCTGGCTCCCCGCAAAATGGACACACTGGACAGGCGGCTTTTTTCCACCCGCATTTCCCGGGGGAATGCTATGGATGAAGCCCATCTCTGGTTTGGCCTTAATGCGATCAAGATAAAAGATTTGCGCGGACGCATTCGTGGGCAACGCGTCCGGCGTCATGATCTCCGTGACCCGGTAACCGGGCGGTTTATCAAAGAGAACCGTGTCCGGCGACGTCGCCGCAAAGCCAGCGATCCGGTTTTTGAACCCAACGGTTCGTTTTTATCTCCCACTGCATATGAAAACGGGCTGGTGATGCGTAGTCGTAAAGAGAACCGACGAACGATCTTCATCAAAAATCCTGAAACCGGGCGTGTCCGGGAGGCTGAAGCCGGTATTTATGCCCGCACGCTGGATTATATTGAAGATGTGGCTTTTGCGGAGTGCCTGGAGATTTTTATGAAAGAGTTCGAATCGGACATCCGGCGCCGCGCGAAGTACGGCATTACCGTGGCTCCCCGATAAAAAACGTGAGGACGCAATGGCTGAACCCTTATGCATGGCATCCTGGCACACTGCTGTGCTGGATGCCCTGAAAAAACTTAAATGGATCAGGGATGCAGACACCTATCCGGAACGGGTCACGCAACTGGTCACGCCGGCGGTTTTCCTCGCTGTGGATGGCTGGGATGCGAAAAGTAATGCAGACGGACAGATGACGGTGGTGTTGTCTGCCGCGCTGTGGGTGCTGGTTGATCGTGCCGGTGAACCCGAAGAAGAAAAAAAAGAAGAGCGCAGGGCGATAAAGCCGGATATTTTTATCCGTTCAGCCGCCGCCGATCTGACGCACTGGATTGACGGGCAGACGTTCGGACTGGCAAATGTGGAGCCTGCCATTTTTATTTCGGCGGACGCAGATGAAACCGATCCGCGTCTGGATGATTATCTGGTCTGGCAGATTTCATTTAACCAGACGGTGACGTTTGGTATGGATCCCTTTGCCACGGATAACCTGCCGCTACAGCGGGCCTGGCTGGGCGTGGCACCGGAGATCGGGCGACAGCATGTGGATGATTACCGGCTGATTTTTGAGGGAAAGCCACGTGAATGAGGTTCTGGGGGATTTACAGCGCCGCCTGGCAAATATGGTCCGGCGTGGGGTGATCCACTCGGTGCGGCTGGACGGTGGTTTTCCGGAATGCCGCGTGGATCTGGGGGATATTGTGACCACCTGGCTGCCATTGTGTCAGGGTTTTGCCGGAAAAAACCGGGCAGATTTTGAGCCGTTTGCTGTGGGGGATGCGGTTACGGTGCTGTCAGAGGCCGGGGAGCTGAATAACGGTCGTGTTTTTCCCGGCTGGAATACCGGTGCGGCACCGGCTCCGCAGGGCAGCGACAGTGAGCACATCACCCGTTACGGAGATGGCACGGAAATTTGCTATAACCGGGAGACGCACTCACTGACCATTATTCTGGCGGAAGGGGGCACCTATGCCATTACCGGGAATGGTGTGCTGGACGGAAACGTCATGATCTCAGAAGACCTGATCGTGAACGGACGCACGATGGTTGAAGGTGAAGTGGTGGTGAAAAGTGATTTTTATGCAAAAGGCGAGGTGACGGATAAATCCGGCAGCATGAGCCGGATCCGGGAAACGTTTAATGGACACGACCATCCCGGAGACAGTGGGGGAACCACGAAAGTACCGAATCAGAAAATGTGACCTGCTGCGGCAGGTTTTTTTATGTCCGGAGAATGCAAATGGGGCAATTACATGGTGTGGAAACCATCGAGCTGACGGCAGGCACGGTGGCAGTCACCACAATAGAGACAGCCATTATTGGTGTGGTGGGAACTGCACCACAGGCTGCCGGGGCTGTGGCAGCAACACTGACAGCGGGAACGCCGCTGCTGAATAACGAGCTGACCTTTACGGCAAAAGTAGGGGGACGGAGCGGAAATACCATTACCGTTATTGCTGAACAGGCTTTACAGGCAGCAAAAGAAAAAAGTGCGGGTGCGGTCCCCACGTCAGCAAAATGGGAAAACGGAAGTCTGTTGATTTGGCTTGGATGCAGTGAAGAGGGGGCAGGCAATGCCACCGTCAGTGATGTTGTGACGGCGGTGAATAGCGCGGCGGGGGCCGGGGTGATTGCCACCGGCAGCGGTGACGGTGTTGTGTCGCCGTTTTCCGGCACACTGAGTGGTGGCGAAGATGAACCGTTTCCGCTGAACACGCCAGTGGCGATGGCGGGAACGACGGCGCTTTCACGTCTGGGGAGCGCCGGAACACTGAAGCAGGCGCTGACGGAGATTAACGACCAGCGTAACGCGCTGTCGGTGATCGTCCGGGTGGAAGAAAAAACGAATCCGGAAGAGCAGCGTGCTGCCATTCTTGCGGGGATCAGCGTGCTGTCATCGGCAAAATCCGTCACCACGTATCAGCCACGTATTGTGATCGCTCCAGGATTCAGTGAAGACGATGCGGTAGGTAAGGCACTGGAAACGGTGGCCGGAAAACTGCGGGCAGTGGCGTACGTGGATTGTGCGGCGAGCGCGACACTGCAGGAAGTGGTGCAGCGTCGTCAGTCTTACGGTGCCCGGACTGAACTACTGCGCCCGCGTGTGCAGGTCAGTAATGCAGAGGGGCAACTGGTGTATCGCCCGTATTCGGCGTTTGCTGCCGGACTGCGTGCCCGTATTGACTATGAAAAAGGGTGGTGGTGGAGCAAATCAAACCAGGAGGTTTACAACATCCTCGGTGTTGAGCAGGTGGATGAATTTATCCTCGGTGAGCGTAACTGCGATGCCAACCTGCTTAATATGCAGAATGTCTCCACCCTGATCCGCCGCGCCGGATTTAAACACTGGGGAAACCGGCTGTGCTCGTCTCATCCTCAGTGGCATTTCGAGTCCGTCCGCCGTACTGCGGATGTGATTGAAGACAGTATTCAGGAAGCGATGCTGGCATATGTTGACCGCCCGCTTGATCGTCAGAATGCGGACGACATTATTGGCACCATTAATGCGTATATGCGCCGTCTGGTGGCAGAAGGGGCCATCTTCGGGGGGCGGGCATGGCTGGATCCGGAACTGAATACCGCCGAAACGCTGGCAGCCGGTGAACTGTACATCAACTATGACTTCGGTCCCAAATCGCCGACTGAACTTATCAGCATGCGGGTGAGCGTCAACAACGAATACGGCATTAAGGAGATGACGGCAACATGAGCAGTAAAAACACATTACGGGCCTGGACTTTTTTCCGCCAGGGGATCCGTATTCAGGGAGCGCATGAGTTCACGCCCCCCACGCTGTCCATAACCACCACTGATTTACGCACCGGGGCACAGGATGCCCCCACGCCGGTTGACGACGGCATGGAGGCGCTGACCTGCCAGATTAAATTCTATGGTCTGGATACAGACATGCTGTCCAGTCTCGGATTTGTCAGTGGCAACCGCTCCCGCTTCACGGCCTATCAGGGCTATCTGGCAAACGGCACCGCGCTGGGGACCACCGAAGAAATCGAAGGTTTTGTGAAAACGGTGACGCCGGATGCACGTGGAAACAGCAGCCTGTCAGAAAATGCAGTGACTGTGGAAATCGCGGTGAATTATTACCGTCAGACACTGGAGGGGATCGAGCTCATTATGATTGATACCGAGCGTTTCGAGCGTCGGATCAACGGCGTGAATGTTCTCGCCGGCCTGTCGGCAAAAGTGCGTCTCTGATCACTGATTAACGCATAACGGCCTGCGGGCCGTTTTTTTAAGGAGCAGATATATGAATATTCCGGGCGAAACCCGCACCATCACACTGTACACGCCGGTCACTCTGGGAGGCGGGGCTGTGCTGGAACGCATCACCATGCGCGAACCGCTGGTGCGCGATCGCATTGCCTTCACCAAAGACCGGGGAACAGAAGAGGAAAAAGAGGCGCGTATGATTGCGCAGCTTTGTAATCTGAGTGAGCAGGATATCTGGTTGCTGACCGCAGCGGATTATGCCCAGCTGACGGATGCCTTTAATGTTTTTATGCTGCCACCCGGGAAGCGACCGAAACCGAAATCTTCAGAGGGTTAAGGTTTCTCGGGCGGCGGCTGCATTTTCCTCTTTCCGATTATCTGTCCATGCCGTTCAGTGTGTTTACGGCATTTTTACTGGATGAAGTGGAGGCAGTAAAACGTGGGAAGCGTAAGCCAGAATCTTAAGGCCACCGTGTCGTTCGGGGGCAAACTGGACAGTTCGTGGCGTCGTTCGGCGACGGATCTGCGAAAAAATCTGCAGGATGTGGAGCAGCAGGCTGCACGTTTGCGTAAAGAGCAGGCCGAGCTGGCAGCAGAAATGAAACGGGCGGCGCTGGCAGGGAAACGTTTTAAGTCGATGGAGGATGAATACGCCCGGCTCACGGCTGAAATTAAGAAAGCGGATGCGGCCCAGAAAAAACTGAACCGGAGCCTTGAGCGTCGCGATCGGCTCGGACGTTTTATGGGGAAGGGAAAAAGCCTGCTTGCCGGAACCGGCAAATTTGCCTGGAATGCCGGTCTGGCGATGGGAGGCGGGGCCGTGACCACGGCGCTTGGTGCGCTGATTGCTCCGGCTGCCATGAATGCGCAGACGGCTGAAACAGCGGGTAAAGCGACCGCGTATGGCGTGGATACCCGCACGTACATGAACTGGGACGCCCTGGCAAAACAGTACGATATGACCGGCGATAATATCGGGGATCTGTTTGAGGAATACCTGCATAAGGCCGGGGAATATAAACAAAATGGCAAGCAGAGTTCGCTTTCTGACGCCTTTGAAACGCTGGGATTTGAGGAAGGCGATCTTGCCGGACTGAGTGATAAGGAACAGTTCGAAAAAATTATCGACAGGGCGCTGTCACTGAAGGATGAATCAAAGGCATCGTTTGCGCTGGATGCATTGTTTGGTGGTGAAGCCAGTAAACTGCTGATGCTGATCAAACGTTCTGGAAAAAGTTTTCAGGAACTGCTGGCTGAGCAGGATAAATATAACCTGGTGACAAAAGAGGGTGTGGCTGGCGCACTCGCCGGAAACAAGGCTGTTTCTGATTTGCAGCAGGTTTTTTCTTCTGCGGTTGCAGAAATTTCCGGACAACTGGGCGCAGAGCTGGCCCCCGCCATACAAGAGACAGCGGGTGACCTGGCAGAGTGGTTTAAAGGCGGAGGCATTAAAAAGGTTGTGTCTTTTCTGAGGGACACGCTGTATCCGGCGGCCCTGAAGTTCGGCGAAGGCGTCATTTTTGTCGGAAAAATTATTTTTGCAGTAGCCAAAAAACTCGCCTGGTTATTACCGGATGAACAGGGCGATCAGAAGCAGATTCTGGAGTATGTCGGGCGTGGTGACATGACCGCTGCCCGGACAGTGGCCCGGAACAGCGGGCAGGATGCCTGGCTTGATGAGCAACTGAAAAATAATCCGGATTTTGAAAAGAATGTCCGTGAAAAATATAACGCCGCGAAGGGCTTTATGGGCATTGTGGATACGGATGCGTTTCATGAATCGGTGAACAGTTACCTCACGCCGGAAAAAACGTTCGATTTTTCGTTGCCGGCAGCGCAGGCAGGATCTGCCGGAAAACAGGATGATCCTTTTGCCAGTGCGGGAGCATGGCAGGCTGCCGTGCAGGCCATTCCTGTTGAGGGCGGACAGTCCGGCGCACAGCTGAATGACAACAGCGTGAAGAATTATAACTTCAACATTGTTGCGCAGCCCGGACAGAGCGAACAGGGTATTGCGGACGCCATTGCCGGTATGACGAAAAACAACCCGGCCTTCAGTGGTAATAATGCGTTGTGGGATGGAGGAAGTGTCTGGTGAGTGTGGGTTCGGTTATTGCTCTCGCTGAAGACAGCCTTCAGCGTGACAACAGTTATCTCCGTGGTGCTGCAGATGCCAGAGTCATGCTGATGCTGGGGGATTTCGCCTTTTCCGTGGATACCACGGCATATAACCAGCTGACCCGTGAGGCGGGGTGGACCTGGAGCGAGCAGGCGCGCATCGGTCAGCAGAGTCTGCTGCAGTACACCGGGAAGAACGGGCGAACCGTTCGCCTTGAAGGGGAATCGCACGCCTTTTTGGGGAAGTCGGGGACGGAGGCGGTGAACACGCTGTATGACCTGGCGAATAAGGCTGAGCCGCAACTGCTGGTCAGCGGAGAAGGTGATGTGCTGGGATGGTGGGTGGTGGAGCGTTTTTCTGATTCCACCGACCGTTTTTTGCCTGGCGGTGGGCACCGTAACAAAAAGTGGAGTCTGGAGCTGAAACATTATGCCGACGATCTGGATAACCCGTGACGGGGATGTGCTTGATGCGATTTGCGCCACGCATTACGGCACGGAAAATCTGTCTGCCATGCTCACTCTTGTGCTGGAGGCCAATCAGGGGCTGGCAGAGAAAGGCGCGGTTTATCCGGCGGGGATCCGCATTGCGTTGCCTGAAATCACACAACAGGTGTCTGAGTCGCCATACAGCCTGTGGGATTAAGGGAGGAGATGATGACGTCATTATCAGAACAGCTGCAGGCAATAAATGCCGCGTATCAGGCGTCCCTGAAAAATGAGAAAAAACAGGAAACCATCGCCACGACTGTCCGGGAATTCTGCCCGGCGTATCGGGTGACAGCTGAAGGGCGGGATATCACGCGGGTGCTGGCCCGTTATCTTGTGGATATCACCCTGACGGATTACGGCGGAGCCACCGCCAGGTCTGATGAACTGAAGATCACGCTGCTTTCTGAAAGACTGCCCCTGCCGACAAAGGGGGCGCGTCTGCGGGTGGCGCTGGGGTTTAACGGTAATCTGGTGGACAAGGGCTGGTTTGTGGTGTGCGGCGTGAGCAGCAGCGGCCCGCCGCGTCGGATCGAAATTTATGCTACTGCTGCCCCCATGAATGCGGAAAAGCAGTCCGGCGACGTGCTGAATCAGAAAACACGAAGCTGGGATAATCTCACGCTGGGTGATCTGGTGAAAACTGTTGCCACGGAAAACGGACTGAAGGCCCGGGTGGCGGAGAAGCTGGCGGGGATCAGCATTACCCATGTGGATCAGGTGGCAGAATCGGATGCCAGCCTGTTGTCCCGCCTTGCCCGGACGTATAACGCCGTCAGTAAACCTGCCGGAGGTTACTGGTTGTTTCTGGAGCAGGGTGCCGGAACCACCGTATCGGGCGCGCCCCTGAAGACCGTGACGCTGACACCTTCCGTGGTGTCATCCTGGAATTATCAGGAAGGTGAACGGGGGAGCTCTACCGGAGAAAAGAAGAAAGAAAAAATCACGGTTCGTTATTTTGACAAGGCTGACGGGCGAACCAAAACAGCAACCGTGGAGCATGACGGCTCGTCTGTAACCAGTCCGTACACGCAGCCGGAAAAGGAAACGGCTGAACAACAGGCAAAGTCAAAAAAAACACAGGCGCAACGCAACAGCCGGAAAATGACGCTGACAGGGCCGTGCCGTCCTTCATATGTTGCCATGACCGCCGAATCCGGCGTGGTGACATCCGGATTTGGTAAGCGGGAAGATCGCCGCTGGCTCGTGGAGTCACTGGCGTTTTCCCTCTCTTCTTCAGGCTTTACCTTCACGTTTAATCTGGTGGCTGAAATCAAAAGCAAAAAATCCGGTGATAAAACGCCGCCGGATTATTTTGGTACCGGATCAGGAAAAAAATAATCATGAATGGTGTGAACTGCCGGACGGGGAAGCGCCTGTCCGGTGCGGCGCATCTGCGCCAGTCAGTCAGCGATATTCTGAACACGCCAGTGGGAAGCCGTGTTCTGGTCAGGGATTACGGCAGCGATCTTTTTGAATTGCTGGACTCTCCCCGGGATGACCTGCTGAGGCTGCGCATAATTGCTGCCACGGCGACGGCGCTGGCGCGCTGGGAGCCCCGGCTGAAAGTGTCAAAAGTGATCGTGACGTTTCCGGAAGATGAGGCCGGATGTGTGGTGGATATCACGGGGACGAATACGGAAACCGGTACACAGGTAACAACAGGAGGAATAACCGTTTATGGCAGAAAGTTATGATGTGATCAATCTTTCGGATTTGCCCGTACCGGATGCCATCGTGGTGCCTGACGCGGCGGTGATTTTCGGGGCCTGGCTGGCACGTCTGCGCGAACTGGATCCGGAATTTGATGCCCTGGTGGAATCCGACCCGACTTACAAGCAGGGCGAAGTGACCGCCTTTCAGCTCACCCTGGCTTTTCAGCGGGTGAATGATGCCGTGCGGGCTGTTTTTCTGGCAAGTGCACAGAAGGCCGATCTCGATCAGATTGGCGCGGCGTTCAATGTCGGACGTATGGTGATTGTTCCGGCAAATCCGGATGCCGTGCCTCCGACGGATGCGGTTATGGAAGAGGACGAGGCTTTTCGCGAACGCATTCAGTTGTCCTGGTCGCAACTGAATACTGCAGGCGCCCGCAACGCCTATCGTTTTCATGCCCGTTCTGCTGATGAAGATGTGCTGGATGCTGATGCCTATGGTCCGGAAGAGCACGGGCGTGCGGGGGAGGTGGATGTCTACGTATTGTCCCGTGAAGGAAATGGCACTGCCAGCGAGGCGTTGCTGGATGCGATCAGTGCGCGGCTGAATGCTGATGAAATTCGTCCGCTGACGGATTTTGTGACGGTGAAAAGCGCCATTATTAATGACTATACCGTGACGGCTGAACTGGAAATACCGGACGGCCCGGATGCCGGTGAAGTGCTGGAAAATGCGAAAAACACGCTGATGTCTTATACCCGGCTGGCAAACCGGATTAATGGCATGGTGCCGCTGTCCGCCATTTACGCAGCACTTCAACAGACTGGTGTGGCGCGGGTTATTCTGTCCAGTCCCCGGGCTGATATCGAACCGGCAACCGGTACGGCTCCCCGCTGTGCTGCCGTTAATGTGACGCGCAGAGAGGTATAGTGATGGCGGAGACGTTTCGCTCACTTCTGCCGCCTTCCGCTGTCAGGCCGGAGCGGGCACAGGAGCAGGCCACAACAGAAAGCATCCTGACACTTGATACGGATATGGTCAGAAAGGTGAAAAATCCGGATACCTGTCCGTTGCATCTGTTGCCGTGGCTGGCCTGGGAGTTTGCTGTGGATTTCTGGCAGGATGACTGGAGTGAAGAGCAGAAACGGCAGATTTTACGTGATGCGGCATATGTGCATCAGCACCGGGGGACGGCGGGGGCAGTGCTGCGGGCACTTGGTGCGGTTGGTGTTCCGGCGGCAATCAAAGAGTGGTGGCAGGATTCACCGCGCAAAAACCCGTACACCTTTCGTGTGGAGCTGTTTTTGCGGGAAGGCGCTGACAGTGTGCTTTACAGTCAGGTCAGGACGCTGGTCATTAAGGCCAAGAATTTACGCAGCGGTCTGAGCACCATTGACGTAAATACGGATATCGGAAAGGAGAGCCAGTTTTATGTTGGTGGCGCGGTGACCGCGCATATTGATGTGGTGATTGAGGCGGGAGAATAACGTGACCACGAAACATTGCAGTATTCTGACAAACAGAGGGAAAGCACTCGAGGCTGCGTCTGCGGCGGGTGGTGCGCCGGTGGTGCTGGACGGGTTTGTGGTGGGGGACGGAAACGGAAATGCTGTCACACCAGAGGCCGGGCAGACGGCGCTGGTCAGGGAAGTTTATCGCGGCACCATCTCACGTCTGACGGTATCGCCTGATCAGGAAAACCAGTTTATTGCGTATCTTGTACTGCCGGAGGGTGTGGGGGGATTTACGGTCAGGGAAGCGGGGCTGCTGACCAGCGATGGTGAACTTTATGCCGTCGGAAGTTGTGCAGCCATTGAGAAACCGGTAAATGGCGTTACCGCCACACTGCAGTTCCGGCTGGCAGTGGCAGAAAGTGCGCAGGTCACGCTGAATGTGGCAACCGGGGATGGTCTGTTTCTGCGTCAGGACAGGAATCTTTCGGATGTGGAAGACAAAGATGAGGCTGTTGAAAACCTCGGATTAAAACCCACGGTGGACAAGGCAAAAAATGCCGTTCAGCGTGATGGCGACACCATGACCGGGGAACTGAAAATCCGTGGTGTTAATGCGCTGAGGATTTTCAACGAAGCCTTTGGTCTGATTTTTCGTCGTTCGGAAGAGTGCCTGCACCTTATCCCTACCAGTGAAGGTCAGGGCGAGAATGGCGATATTGGTCCACTTCGACCGTTCACTATTAATCTGCGGACGGGTGAAATATCCATGTCGCATAAAGTGTCTGTTGGCGGCGGTTCTCAGGTCAATGGTGCGCTGGGTATCGGCGTTCAGAACGCGCTGGGCGGAAACTCAATTGCTTTCGGGGATAACGATACAGGTATAAAACAAAACGGCGACGGCATTCTGGATGTTTATGCGAATGGACAGCATGTATTTCGTTTCCAGAATGGTGTGGCGATAGCGTTAAAAAATATTCAGGCCGGAAATGCTAAAAAATTCACGTTATCCAGCGCCAACAACTCCACGAAAAACGCAACGTTTAATTTATGGGGTAATTCATCCCGACCTGTAGTTGCAGAGCTTGGCGATGATTCCGGCTGGCATTTTTACAGTCAGAGGAATACGGATAACAGTATAACGTTCGCTGTAAACGGGCAGATGGTTCCATCAAACTACGGAAACTTTGATGCCCGCTATCAGACCAAAACAGGCGGTGTACAGGATGTGCGTCTGGGCGGTGCCATTGGTATTGGGCGTGGCGGGAATGCACCATCAGGTCACCTTATCAGCGGTCTTGATGGTGGTGAAAGTATGGACTGGGCCAATGCCCGCCCGGTGCAGGTTCTGATTAATGGCGTCTGGCGGAATGTAGCGAGTTTGTAATTATGATGCACTTAAAAAATATTACGGCACAAAATCCCAAAACAATTGAGCAATACCAGCTGGCGCGACAGCATAAATTTTTATTGTGGCTGTTCTCCGATGATGGTCAGGAATGGCACGAAGCCCAGGAAAAATTTCAGCCAGACACTCTGAAAGTTATTTATGTTGAAACTGGCGAAGTGGTCTGGGTCGGAAAAGACATCACCTCAATCTGCCCGGAAAATAAAAGCGTGATTGAGCTACCGGATATTACCGCCAATCGTCGCATTGAGGCGTCGGGTTACTGGTTCTACCGCAATGATGAATTTGTTTTTGACTACAAACTTAAAGCGGAAGACGAGCGTGATGCACTGTTAAAACAGGTCAGCATCATGACCAGCGAATGGGAAAAAGACTTGCTGCTGGGATTAATCAGCGACGAAGACAGGGAGAAGCTGAAAGCGTACCGCATTTACGCGAAATCGCTGCAGGCGATGGATTTCAGCCCCATCACTGATAAAGCTTCATATAACGCCATTGAATGGCCCGTCTCTCCGGAAGCCTCTTCCTGATTTAATTTATCGCGAGAAAAACTATGTCT